CACAAATAGCAAAGGCAAAAGCGGTAATATACGCCCAACAAGCCACCGAAAAAATCAAAAAGCAAATGGAACTTGAAGCCAAAATTGCAAAAATGAGTGATACAAAAACAATGTATGCCGGTGGTGGAATGTACGGGGGTGGTATTACTTACGAGGTTGAAAATAAAGCCAAAGCCAAGAAAAAAGAAGAATTAAAGGCTTTGACCGCCGAAATTAAACAAGGTTATGAAAATGCCGCCGCCGAAGAATTGAACGGCTACAATATTTTGAAAGATGCCGGAATTGACGGCACAAATACATACAAGCAAGGAACAATTGGGGCTATTGAACAAGCCATTTCCCAAAAACAAGCCGCATTGAAATTGCTTACAAGCAATGAAGATTACAAGAAAGGACTTGAAGAAATTGCGAATCTTCAAAAGCAATTGGAAGGCATCACCGGCAAGCCAAAAACAGGCGGTTCGGGGTCGGCAAAAGACCCATTCTTGGAAAAATTGGAAAAATACCGGAAAGAATATACCCGATTCAATAAATGGATTAATTCGGGCGATGATACGCTTGTAAAAGCCGCAAATGCCGAATTTCAATCACTGTTAAAAGAGGGGGCAACATATATTGAATACTTGAAAAAGCAACGTGATATTATTCTTTCGGTGGATATTGCCAACCGTACCAAAGCACAAAACAATCAATTGCGAATGTTAAACGACCAAATTGCCGAAGAAACAAAAAAGACTGTTTTACAGGCGTTTAATGAAGAATTGTCCGACCAATTGAACAATGCCAAGACCACGCTTGAAATGTTGAATATCATTGCCGAAAAACGCAAGGAATTAGCAAATGACGGCACGGAATTGGATAACAGTAAAAAGGAAACGTTGGATGATACCGAAAAGGACTTGGTAAAAAAGCAAATGGAAGAAACCGAAAAATTGTTGGAAGATTACGCTTCTTACTTGGACAAAAAAATAAAACTTGAACAAGATTACAACAACGACTTGGTGTTGCTCGAAAAACGCCGTTCCGAAGCAACGACCGATGCCGACCGCTCAAAAATCGACCAAGCCATTGCCAACCGCAAAAGGCAGTATGAAAAGGACACCAAAGGTTCGGGTGATACTGAATATGACGAACTGTTAAAGAGTTATGCCAATTTTGAGCAACGGAAACAATCAATCGTTGATGAATACGAAGAAAAACGCAGGATTGCGGCTGAACACGGCAATCAACAATTGATTGAAGAATTAAACAAGGCGCAAGCCAAAGCCCTTTCTAATTTGGCACTTGACGAAATGCGAATAAACCCCGATTGGGAAAAAATGTTTGGCAATCTTGATGAAATTTCGACAAAGAAATTAGAAAAAATATTGGCAATGATTGAGGGGCAAACGGCATTTCTTGGTATTGAGTTTGACCCAAAAGACCTTGAAACAATCAAAAGCAAAATCGACCAAATCAAAAATGAAATTCAACAACGCAATCCGTTCAAAGCATTGATTCAGGGCATAAAAGACTATTCAAAAGCCGCCGATGATGAAAGCAAGAAAAAGGCTTTGACAAATTCATTTGCAAGTGCCGCCCAAGCCATTGACCTTGTTTCCGGCTCGTTGAATGCCGTTATTGGCGGTATGGAAAAGATGGGTATTCAAATGGACGAATCAAGCCAACAAGTGATGAATGATGTTATGGGTATTCTTGACGGTGCGGGGCAATTGGCACAAGGCATTGCCACCGGCAATCCTTTGGCAATCATTCAAGGTTCAATTTCTGTTATTTCAAACGGTATTGATTTGATTTTTGGCGGACACGACCGAAAAGCGGAAAAGGAAATCAAGAAACACGCCGAAGCAATCGGCAAACTTGAACAAGCATACAGACAATTATCTTGGGAAATAGACAAAGCATTGGGCGGTGCTGTATATCAAAATCAGAAAGCCGCCATTGCAAATATGGAAGAACAACGCCGCCGACTTCTTGAAATGCAAAAAAATGAACAAAGCAAGAAGAAAACTGATAACGGTAAAATCAAAGAATGGCAAGCCCAATATGAAGAACTTGGACGGCAAATTGAAGATATGATTGATGCCATTTCAAATGACATATTACAAACCGATGCCAAGACTTTTGCAAACGAATTGGGCGATGCCTTGGTAAGTGCATTTGAAAAAGGCGAAAGTGCCGCCGATGCCTTTGGTAAAACAGTTGATAACGTAATCAAACAAGCCGTTTTAAACCAATTAAAAAAGAACTTCCTTGAAAAGCAGTTGCAAGGTGCATTGGATAATTTGGAAAAATCAATGGGGTATTGGAACGGTGATGAATTTGTTTTTGACGGGCTTACCGATGCCGAAATTGCAGCTTTCAAAAACCAAGTTGCCGGTATAACAAGCCAATTCAACCAAGCAATGAATGCGTATGCGGACATATTTAAGGATATAGTAGAACCGGAAGACCCCGATACAACTTTGACCGGCGCGGTTAAAGGTGTTACGGAAGAAACGGCAAGTCTTGTCGCCGGACAAATGAATGCTATACGAATCAATCAAATGGAAGCAACGGCTATTTTACGGCAACAACTGATGTACCTTACCATAATTGCGCAAAATACATCTTATAACCGTTTTTTGCAAAGCATTGATGCAAGATTGGAAAGATTAAGCAATTCGGGCGACACGTTACGTTCACAAGGTTTATCATAAAATTACAATAATATGAAAATAGGAAAAGAACTTGCAAAACAAGCCCAACGATTCAATATTTGCCAAGAATGGCACGATGAATTAAAAACACTTGAAAATAAGTGTGCAATGGTTCAAATGTACCTGAAAGGTATTGATTTTTGCCTTGCCAACGATTACCCAAGTAATGACTATATCCGCCGGAATTTTGGCGATATAATGAATGAATTTGGCGTGTTCTTGGACAATAATATTGACTTGGTTAATGTAGAAAAATGCGTTGCGCTTGGGGCGACCAAAGGACGTGTTGAAATTAACGGTTACGGCACATCCGAGATATTTGTAAAGCACAATTCGGAATTAACAATCATTGCCAAAGACAATGCCTTTGTAATGGTTGATGTGTTCGACAATACCGTTGCGCATATTGAAGCATACAATCACGCCAAAGTATGCGTAAATCATTATGGCAATGCCAAAATTAACCCCAAAGAGGTTGATTCGGCGATGATTAAAATAATAGAAAAACATAAAAAAACTTATTGATATGGATTCAAATAATGTAATATTGAATTTACCATTTGACGAAAGCGCCGGGTCTGAAATTGCATACGATTACAGTACAAGCCGCGCCGATGGTCAAGTGTTCGGGGCAACCTTTGTCCCCGGTAAGAACGGTAATGCCATAAAGTTTGCCGGAAATGATACGTGTGAAGTTTTCAAATCCGTTTTGCCAAATATGGGTGTTGAATTTTCAATGTTGATGTGGGTGCAAGCCGGTGAAGTTGAATGCGGGTCGCCTCAAAAACTGATTTGGCTCTTAAACTTTCAAGGTTTGGAAAATTATGTTGAAGTTTCCATTGAAGCAAAGCCGGGTACGTGGTTTTCGTTGGCTTTGACCCGCCGTGGTTCGATATTTAACTTCTATGTCAATTCATCTTTGGTTCAAACGATAAACAATGCCGGTGTATTACAAGGCGTTTCCTTGAATCAAGATTATTATGGCGGTGAATACGGTTTGGGCTTGCTTGATGATGTGAAATTCTACAATATAGCATTGACACAAAGCGATATAATTACCGAACTTTCAAACAGTAAAATACAGGCGTACCGGTTAGATGGTATTGATTTCAAGGAATATGGCGTATATGTTTCCGATTCCGAAGGTGTTGTGAATCGCCCGAAACTCAAAGCAATGACAAGCGTTTCTTGGGACAATTACCACGGTGAAAGCATTGATTTGCAACATAAATTTTACGAACCTCGCGAAATTACTTTGTCGTGCTTCATCAAAGCCAATTCAAAGAACGATTTTATTACAAAATTGACCGAATTTGAACAATTATTTGACCGTCCCGGCACAAACCGCCTTGTGATTGATGTTCACCCGATAAAACCGTTAATTTATGAAGTTTATTGCAAAGACGAAATTACTGTTAAAAAGAAATGGAATGATGAATTGATGGTTGGCACATTTAACTTGAAATTGGTTGAACCCGAACCTTTGAAACGTATATTGAAACACATACGGGTAAGTGATGCAACTAAAACTTGCACCGTTACATTAACCACGCAAAAATTGGTTAATATTTATTGGGGCGATGGATTGGTTGATTACGATATTTCGGGTGAAAATTTGACCGTTACGCACAATTACACGCAAAATGGCGATTACTTTCCGGTGGTAACGGGTTGTATTGATGAAATTTCGGCATTCACAACAAATGCAATTGTGGTATGGAACAAATTATGATTACCAAGCCGGATGGCTCTATTGTGCCGATGGCAAGCAAAAGCACGGCAACCGCAATCAAGTCAGCCAAGCAAACTTGGGAATTGCTTGGCAATGATGTGGTTAATATTAACGTTGAATCGCCGTTTCCACAAGTTTATGGTATTGGCGACCGGATAACCGTATTTGGTCGCCGATACAAATTGAACCGTTTGCCGAAAGTCAAGAAAACCGGTATGCACGCCTTTTCATACGACTTGGAATTTGAAGGCGTACAATATGACTTGATACGGGCAACATACGATTTGACCATTGATACCACCAACAACCAATTGCAAGATGTACAAAGCGATAGTTTAACGGGCGACTTGAATCGTTTTGTTGATGTACTCATATCAAATGCCAACCGCGTGTTTCCGGGCAAATGGAAAAAAGGCACTTGTCCCGAAACAATTGCCGACAAAACATTGACTTTCGGTGAAAGCGATAATTGTTTGTCTGTACTTCAAAATCTTTGTTCAGAATTTAGTGTGGAATTTGAAATTGTGCAATCAAACGGCATTTTTACGATAAATTTTGTCGAAAAGGTCGGGCAAACATTCCCAAATACTTTCCAATTCGGCAAAGGCAAAGGGCTTTATTCATTGAATCGCCAAAACGTGGATTCTTCTAACATAGTAACCCGATTGAAAGTGTACGGTTCAACCTCAAATATTACGCACAAATACCGTGCAAATCGCTTGTGCTTACCCGGAAAATCAAAGGGGCAATCCTATATTGAAAAATCTGAAGTGGTCGCCAAATACGGTATTTACGAAGCCACAAAGTATTTTGACAATATTAAACCTACTTTCAACGGTTCGATTACGGGGCTTGTTGCCGGTTTGGTATTAAAGTTTGTCGATACCAAAATGTTTGACTTGAATGCAACCGAATTGGACGGCAAGACAACCAAGTATTTGCTACCGGGCGTTTCTGCAAAAATCCGTTTCAATACAGGCAACCTTGTTGGCTATGAATTTGACGTTCACGCATACGACCACGCAACAAAAACTTTCACTTTGGTAAAAATAACCGATGAACGGGGCGATGAATTTCCAAGCGCAAGTTCACCGGCGTTTCAATTTACGACCGGCAATGAATACAAAATACTTGATGTTGCATTACCGGAACAATACGAAACGGAAGCCGAAAACAGGCTTGCGAGCGATGGCACTACCTATTACGACCAAAACAGCCAACCCAAAGTGCAATATGGCTTGGATATAACAAGCGGGTACTTGAAAAAATATGTCGGCAATGGCACAACCGTCAATATATTTACCCCCGGTGATTATATTCCCATAAAAGACACCGATATTGATGTAGATAAAGCGGTACGCATTAAATCTTTGACACGCAATTTATTAAATGAATACGAATACAATTTAACTATTTCGGACACGGTTTCAAGTAGCCTTACCAACCGTATAATTTCCGAACTGATAGACCACGACAAAACAATTACTATCAACAACCTGAAAGACCCCGTGCGTGCGCGTGCCAATTGGCGTAATTCACGCGAAGTGTTGAATATGGTATTTGACCCTGAAGGCGATTATTACACCGATAAAATTAAGCCGGAATCAATCGACACCATTGCTTTGAGTGTTGGGGCAAAGTCCATGCAATTTGGTTTA